TATGGAGCTGCTAACCAGATTTGAACTGGTGACCTCATCCTTACCAAGGACGAGGTGAAATTTCGAAACCCCACAGTATGTCTGAACTTTTGACACTTCAAAAATTTTAGTCCCATGTTTAGTCCCACTTGACCTATACATTGTACCACAGATAGCGTGGGACTTCAACACCGCAATGAAGGGAGGGCATTTGCCCTCCCTTCATTCAATGCTTCACAACATACCGATAGTATGCCGCTTCCTTATTCTTCACTGCGTCCTTGTCTTCGAGCCAGAACGCACAAGCAGCGTCAACATAGTAATCGATGTTGCGGATGCCGTGTTTCTCGTTGACCTTGCAAAAGTCGGAGTAAACAGCGTTCATTGCCACCCAAAATTCTACCGGGTCGCAATTCATGTTGTGCTGCTGCATTACCTGCTTGCACTGTTCAAACGTCCAGTGCGGGCCGGTCGTGCCGTCAGCGTTCTGCATGTTGTGCAGCCATTCGTCCGCCATGTCCTTAGTCATACGTCCGGTGTGCGTACTGGAAGCATAGCCCATAGTGCGCTCAGAACCGCGCGTCTTATCACCTACATAAGAAGTATCCCCCATGTAAGCATCATCGTCACGAAAGCCAATAGGGCGCATCTCGTCCTCGTAATCGGGGTACTCATCATACTCCGGATATTCCATGTTGCTTTTCGGTGCAAAGCGTCCGTCAGAATAACGGCGATAATTCCGCATCTCCGGTTCGCCGCCGTGAATACGCTCATCATAGTAACCGTAAGGCTCAATATGATTGTACCGATACCGCACGCCGTAATGCTGGCGATCTTCGGGATACGTCTTGCGGATTCTCCATTCCTCCGGCGAAGCATTCTCTCGGCGGGTGTGCTGCATCAACAGCATTCGGGTTCCTCGTTTCATGATGATACCCCCTTACGCCGTCGGCGCTGTGCCGTTAATAGACCGCAGCGTGTCAGAATGAGAGCAGCAGGAATTACCGAGCATTCGGAAACTGCCGCCGCTGGACGAAGTGACCACCCGGCAAAGGTACTTGTGACGGGTGTCCAGATTAAACACTGTCGCCTGTGCGCCGTTGCATTTCAGCAGCGGATACGTTACCGTTCCGTCGCCGATTGTGATTACTACCGGTGCGCCGATGATCGTTGTGCTCGGAATGTTCTGAGCGATTACGATTCCGTATACGCATCCGTTCTGATAATCTCCCGCCGGAATGTTCACCGTCAGCACGCCGCTTGCGTAAGTCACGCCCTGTGAGATACGCAGGTTCGGACACAGTTTTTGTACAGGCTTGCAAGCCATAACTATTCCCTCCTATCAAAGGCAGGGGGATTGCTCCCCCTCCTGAATATCGTATCTCAGCAGCCGCAGGTGTTGCAGCCACAGCCAGAAAACTGGTAAGGTGCCGGAACCGGGAAAGCCGGAACCGGAGACGGACGCAGAGCGTTTACCAGATAATTGTTCTGTGCTTCCTGAGAAGCAGCGAACTTGAGGGTCTGGTTCTCCGTCTGGAGCGCCGCGATCTTCTCTGCCTGACGTGCAGTTTCCATCTGGTCAATCCGCGCAATGATACGGTCAGTGTCGTTGTGGGTAGACTGGATGATATCACGCGCATTAGTAGCAGCGTTGTAATTGGTGTCGCAGAAACCTCGTTCTACCTGACGCTGCGTATCGCAGCAGCAAGAAGCCATCTGCGTGCCCAGAGCGGTAAGGCCAGCAGTTACGCCGTTAAAGCCAGTGTTCATGTTCTGGTTTACGCCGTTGATAAGCTGTGCGTTCTGGTAGCCAAGCTGACAAATTGCGTTGTCTACACCGTGGAAGCCGTTAGAAACCGCGCTGCCGAGCGTGTTGAAGCCGGTAAGCATTCCGTTGTTCATACTGTAAAAGCCGTTGCACAATCCGTCCTGAATGCCGAGAACGGAACGGGACAGGTTGTTGAAGTTGAACTCACTGCACAGATCGGAGCGAGTAACCGCGCCCTGATACCCTGCGCCGTTCGCACCGTTGCCGCCGTTGTTGCCCCAGCCCCAGCCGTTGCCGCCGAAAATCAGTGCAATAATCAGAAATGCGAAAATCCACGAGCCATCGCCGCCCCACATGCCGGAGCCGTTGTTGCTACCGTTGCTGTCCTGACCCAGTGCATAACCCAGAGCCATCGAATCGTCACTCATAGTGTAATTCTCCTTTTCAGTTATATTTGATCGGAACCGTACGCTTTCCGAACATGACAAATTCACGTCGGATTTTCATCAAGATTCCGTCAAAACTGAAAATGGATATTTACTTGATCTTCATGCCGAATTGCTGTGCAAACTCGCCGAGGTCGATTCCCCGTTCTTTGGCGATGTTCATCGCCATCTGCCGCAGTGCATCCAGACTTTTCCCCTGCATACTCTGCATAAGCTGATTCACCATCGGAGCGTTGCCTGTCATCTGCTGCAAAAGCACCGTCGGGTTCCCGCCGTGCTGCATCAGCTGCATCAGCTGAATTATGCTCATCATGCCTCGCTCCCTCCCAACTTGTCGCACAGCGTGTTGAACCGTGCTTTCAGCTCGTCAAACTCGCTTCTCGGAACGAACATTGACAAATCCGTTTCCGAGGGTTTATTTGTTTCCTGCATCTGCACCCGGCTGTATGCCGCGAAATCCGCGCAGCCGGTTTGAAGGTTGAGCTGCTTTGTGTAGATATAGCCGTGCGCCGTGTCCGGCATGATAGTAAGCGCACCGGAAAAGTCCGTCTGTACCGCACGCGCTTCCTCCACGCTTGCCACAGGTCGAACAATATGCTGTGGAGATTGCACCTGCTGTTGCATTGGTGTCTGCATTGGCTGTTGCGGGTACTGCTGTTGATACTGCGGCGTGTAGCCAGTGTAACCATAAGGATATGCCATTAACCCAGCACCTCCGTAACGTGTTCGCTGATGGATTTACTTACCGCCTCTTTGTAGGATATATACTCCTCTAAGCAATCTGTGTTTCCTGCGTTGCGGTAAACTGCTACAATGCGACGAGCGCACTCAGGGTCATACCCCATGCGTTCAAGTCTCTGTTCGTAACTCATGCGATCACTTCCTTATACTTTCAGTATAAGGTCTGCCGGGCGTGAAAACCTGTCACAAATCTGTCAACTTGCTGTCACAGCACGCGCAGCATTTTGCATTTGATGCTGTTCAACCGACGATGCACCGTGCTTTCGCTCATGTGCAGCGTCATGCAAATCTGAGTAATAGAGCGCGCCGATGTTCGTAGGTCAAACACGGCGCGTTCTTCTGGTGTAAAATTGCACTCACGTCGGAAGTATTCCACCTCCGGCCTTGTAAATTCCGTTAATTTCATGCGGTATCCCCTCGTTATGGTGTCACCGCATATCTTTCCCCTTGTATAAAAAAATCGGGTGCGACACACTTTCGCGCTTCGCACCCTATAAAAGCACACCGTCCCACGTCCTCTACGTCTATACCATATGTAGTTTCATAAGGCTTCGGGGAGCGCAGGAACAATGCGTTTTTTCAATCCTGATAGAATTATACCATATTTTATGTCCGTCCGCAACTTAGCCGTACAGGTGTGCACGGTCATTGATAACCAGCAGGCGCAGCAGGTCGGTCGTAAGTGCCAGCTTGCCCTTATCGTCGCCCTGCAAAAAGCCCTTGTTCACTAGCTTCTGCACGGTGTCTTTCGCCCACGCCGGGCATTCGGCAACGCTGTTGTATACTTTCTTTGCGCTTTCCGCTTTGCTGATTTCCTGCTTCGCGATTGCGCGGGTCTGTGCTTCCGTCATATCTTCAACCTCTTTCTCTGTCAGCATATCCTTGAATTTCTGCCACAACTGCGGATTGCGTACCCACGGTTCCGGGCAGTTGCCAACAATGAACGTTTTGGTATTTTGGCGAACAAGGATATATCCCGTTGGTACGCTTACGCAAGATACCATTCCCATGCGTTTTTTTACAACACGTTTTCTTCCGCCAAAAGTGTAATTAGCGCTTAAGCGGTCAACCGCGCAATAATCGTATGCACGAGAACTCTTGCCTAAACGGGTTTTGTTGGTGCGATAACCTTTTGTTGCGCAGATTGCTTGAACAACGTCCAAATTATTCTGAATAGCGGAGGTATACAAATCTCCTGCTTCGCAGCCATCTACTTGCAAGCATTCGTTCCAGAATACATCATATTGATGTTCATTCATTTCCAGCAAATTATATTGGAACTGCTTGTCTTTTAGCCATTGTTCGCACCAATGATAAAGGTCAGTACCGTAATTGCGGTAACTTACGCTCCCGTCTTTCTTGTTGGAAACGGTGTAATCAATCATAAGATTGTCCAGAATTTCCTTAATCCTGTCAATTTTACGTTGCTTCTTTACATGAAATTCGATACCACAAACGTCCTGATATGTTCCTTTCATATAATGTCCATCGCCTTGTACCCACACGAGAAAACGGATTTCATCATCGGTAAGAGGAAGCCCAACGCCGGAGTATAAAGCACCATTTTTAACCGCATTCAGTCGGCAACCTGTAAGCATATCGCCCCACAGTTGTTCTCGCCAATTAAAACCATATTCATTGACATGGCTATTGTTAGCTGCCCACATACGATGGTTTGCAGTTGCTTCAAACCCGTGACAACTCAGCAGTTCAGCTTCATAAGGCTCAACCACGCTACTAACTGCACCGAAAGACAGTCTATCCGTATCGGTATCATACTGCATGACTTCTTCACCGGTCTTAACATCGGAAAGGGATTTCCAGCCATCCCGTGTTAAAAGCTCGGTTGAATCCAGAGGCAAGCACTGCTTGTGAGTCACATCATAGTGACGGCACACGCGCGACACCGGAATATGGTACTTTGCCATCAGCTCACGGGTCAGCTTTGCTGCACGCTTCATGGTCTCCTCGGGGATAACGTACACGCCGTTTCGGATAACACTGCACATCTCAATGCCGATGCTGTTCGCGTTGCGGCAATCGTTAAAGTAACTGCCGCAGCGTTCCCTGCCGCAATGCCATGCCGTGTCGCTGTCCTTTACGCTCTGCACAACGCCGTTCGGGTCTACAAAGTAGTGCGCACTGGCACGCAGTCCACTTTCTCTTGCAAAAAAGTCTGCATTGTTCTGTGCCGTATCGCCATTGTTCGCGGTAAAGTGCAGGCAAATCCAGTTGATTGGGAACTCTCTGCCCTTGCGGTAGTTGCGGGAATTACACTGCTTAAATGGAATACTCATTTACTCACCCCTTCTTTTTCGGTGCGGTGTAGGTCAGCGCCGTTTTGGAATCCGTAATGCCCGCCGTCGTCGGGTCAATGAACACGCTCAGCACCGCAAGGCACATGGTGCAAAGCTGCACCGGATTAGACAGTACCGAAACAATACCGTCCCACACAGCCGCCCAACTCGTAAACGTCTGCGGGTCAACACCAATGGCCGTGATTGCCACGCTGACAATACCGACCCAGAACCACGGGTTCTTCATTCGTACAGGGATATTTACCTTCATATTCTTACCTCGCAATATGGTCTATTGCAATTCCTTCTAAGAACTGCTCGTATTCCTTCGTCGTCTTTTCAATAGCAGCAAGTCCTGCTTCTACCTCACCGTTGCAGTGACCGCGCTTTAATGCCATTGCTACGCCAACGGTAAGCTGACAGTTTGCGTTAAGCATTGCAAGCTGCAAGCGTCCCTCTTTGGCTCGTTGTTCCGCTCTCCGGTTTACCCGCTCCGCTTCTTCCTTTGCTCTCTTATCACGCTTGCCGGACTGCGCCGCCATAGCAGCGCAGATGATTCCGGCAACACCCGTGATAATGGTGCAGATAACCTCAGTCGGCATATCCCACCTGCTTTCTGCTATACTTTTGCGTGAGATACAGCTCCGTAATCCTGTATTTGCGCACCGCCTCGCGGATTTCTGCAAAGTCCTCACGCTGTCTGATGTGCTTCGGAAAAAACTCATCAACGATCATGTTCGGTGCAGCGGTGTTTTCTGCGCCCTTCATGTTACGCCTCCTTGGAGCCGCCGAACTCGGACGGTACAAGCTCGGGCAGACCGGAATCAATCAGAATTTCCGCCACCTGCTTTTTCAGTGCCTTGGGAACCGCATCGAACTCCGTCTTGCCGAGGATAACCCTCTGTGCAAAAAACATAGCCATCATAATTACCAACCTTTCTAAACGTATAAAAATGTTCATTATTCTGCATAGACCTGCATCGCCATCTCTGCAATGCAGTCCTCAATAAAATCACTGCGTTCGGTCGCGGCGTTAAGTTGTGCTTTCAGCAGCTTATTTTCCTGCTCCAGTTCTGCATTGGTTTTCGGGATAACCGGCTTCGGCAGCTTCGCCTTATCCGCCTCGATTTCCTCGGCAGTGCGCTCTACCACCTTGCCGTCTACGAGCTTATAACGCAGAACCGCGCCGTCGTAGAGCGGCTTCTCAAGATAATGGCTCTGCGCGAGCGAAAATCTATCGCCATAGCCTTCATCAATTTTCGTCCATTCGGTAAGATCAGCCGGGAGGGAATACTCTCCCTCCAAACGCAAAATACGGCTTTCACTGTCCGTCTGGACGTAAACACGGGATTTAGGGGTTTGCATGGTATGTCACCTCCTTTATAGGTCGGCGGAAAGGGCGATATATTCATTGGCGTGCGCGATATTGATTTGATATGCGTCAAGGTCGAACGTGACATCGTCGTTCGGCTTAAGGAAAACTGCCACCGTATCTGGAGTTGCAACGTCTATAGAAGTCACAGAGCACCATGTAAAAGTGGGAATGCAAACAAATGAGCCGTTGAAAGTAAGAGAAGGTGAAACTCTCATTGCTGTATCGAGAGAAAACACCAGTTCAAGGAGTTTGCTTTCTCGCCGGACAGCAACGCCTAATGGCTTGTTGTCTGCTCCAGTCCATCTACGGTAATACCTCTGACACCTTCTCAGCTGCTCCCCGAAGTCCGGGATTTCATTCAGCACCCACTTGTCGCCTTCCTTGTGCGCAAGGGTCTGGGTGGAGCCAAGTTCGAGTTTGGCGGCGAGGAGGTGCATTTTTGGGGGATTTGTTTCGTTGACGTTTTGACTTTGGATAAAATAACGAAACACAGACGACTCATCAAAAAAATTTAATGTGAATGAATTTAAGCCAGCAGAAAGAAGAAAAGTTCGATAATTTGTTTGATTTTGAATAACAAGATAAAAATCTCCTTCACCACTAAAACTGTCGGCAAGGATACTTATCGTAATTTGCTTTCCACTGATATCTTTAGGAAATTCATATCGTTGTTCAAACTCGGCATAGTTTTGTTTTCCGATAAACATAATTCCGGTATCATCTATAACTAAATCGCCGTTGTTATTATTAAATTTCCACCTATCAATCGTATATCCGTTACTTGTATACTCCGTCTTCCCCCTCTGATTCACGGGGTTGCCGAAGTACCAGTTATCGAGCAGGTTCGGGTTGACACCGCCACCGGACGTTGTGGGGATTTTCGTCAACGCATCAGAAATCAATGTCGAATCCTCAGCGCTAACCGGAATGGTATCACCTCGGATTTCGAGCTTGTCCCTCAGTTCAGCAAGCGTAGATGCACCGGAGATAATCTGTGCAGCTCTCAGCGCAGAGTCAATTTCTTCGCCGCTAAACTGCGATATATAAGTATCAGGCATTACACCACAACCTTTCTTGTGAATTTCTCATTAAAGCCTTTGCCGTCACGAGTGACAAACCGTCCGGAAGATCTTGCACGGTATACACGGTAATAGATGAGCACGCAGCCGGGTGCACCGTCGCCGCCGGAAGAGCCGGAACCACCGCTGCCGCCGGAATGGCTCCACGTGTCTACAGCTTGCGTCAATCCGCCGCCGCCTCCGCCACCGCCTCCGTGACCGCCTCCGCCACCGCAGCCGAGCATGGCCGGCATGTTTGGAATGATAGTTGCGTTGCCGCCAGAGCCGCCTGCACCACCTTTTGCGAGCCATCCGTAACCTTTATGCTCAGACGTGTCGAAATTCGTCCATTCCAAGCGTCCGGCATTGCCATCTTCTCCCGCGTTGCCCATAGCGGCACCGCCACCGCCGCCACCGCCAGAAACGCCAATCTGACCGCCTGAGCTGCTGCCGCTTTTAGTCGCGAGGCCACTTGCACCCTTGCCACCTGCGTAGCCGAGGACGTTTCCTCCGTCTTTGCCTGCACGAACCTTGTTATCATTGCTTGTATAGTTCGCTTCGCCGCCGCTGCCGCCATCTCCGCCCTTGATGCCGTCGTCTCCGACTTGAGCGTAAAACTGATTGTTGACCGGGTCTGCAAAACCAATATCGGAAGATGAGCCGTTTTCAGAGGATAGCGAGCCGAACTTTGTTTGCACGCCAGACGTACCGGCCACGCTGCCGTCTGCGGAATATACGCCACCTTTGCCGCCTGCACCAATTTGCACTGCGTAATCCGTTCCGGGCGTAACATTCATTTCAACGCTGTAAACCTTTCCACCCGCGCCGCCTGCGCCTGCTATGCCGCCTTTGCCGCCTGCGCCGCCGTTGTACACGTTCTTGCCATCTTCGCCCTCACATCCGCTCGAACCGCCAGACCCTCCCCCAATCAGCACTGCACGAATACTCGTCACATTTTCCGGCACCGTCCAAGTGCCGCTCTGTGTCAACACCTCCACAGTGTCGTAATATTCCTGCGCGCCAATGTCCGGTGGGAAATAATCAATCAGCACACTTTCCTCTGCCGCGAGTTTGCCGGATACCGTAATATCCGCACTTTCAATGCAGCCAGAGACTGTGCCACCGTAAGGATGCGCAATCTTCACTACATCACCGGGAACTTCACGCTTGGTTGCGATTTTGTAATTGATACGTTCGTTGTGGCTGTAATACTCGGCAAGGCGTTCTGCGACTGCCGTCGCGTTTACGAGAGATACGAGCGTTGCGCTCTCTACCTTAACCGTATTATCGGATTGCGTAACAAGTTCGCGTGTTTTCGGCTTAATCTGCTGCATTACCTGCCGGGTAACGTGCGTATACTTTTTACTCGTCAGCACGCCAGAGCCTGCCGAAACCGTTGCCCAGTTTGCACCGCTTGCAAGAATGGAAAAACCGGTTGCTGCAAGGTCGTAACACGGTTCGTCAAAGGTGATTTTATCGCCTGCCGACGTTGTACCCTTGAAAAGCTCCGTCGTTTCCGTTGCGCTCTGCGAATAGGCGTGTTCAGTTACAATTACCTCGGTAACAGGCGTTGCGTAATCAACCGTACCGCTTGCGTAGATTTCGCCTGCGTCGATTGCGCTTGCCTCGCCGCTCCACAGACCTTCAATGCGAATTGCACCGTCAAAGTCAACCTTCAACGTAGCACCAATCGCGAAAAGCACCTGCGTGAGGTTCTCGCGCCGTGTTGCGATAGGAAGCCAACCGTAAAGCTCAATATTTGCAATATTTGTTTTGACGTAAACCGTCAGCGGTGAACAAATATCCTCACAGACTTCCTTTACTGTCTCGCCTGTGTAAATGCCGCCGTCATGATAGGTTTCATCCAGCAAACCTACGGTCGAAGTGCAGGCGAAATGATAGGTGTTGATAGCTGTTCGGCTGACCTTCTGCACATAGTAGATTCCCATTTGTTCATCATTATGGAAATACGTCAATGGTGTGTTGCGGATAAATTCGGTTAATGTGGTGTCTTCACTGTATACATCGAAACTAAAAGTATCAATTTCCTGTGATGCAGCAATCGGGGAACGTGCTTGATACACATTCCCCGACTTTACATCTGTTGCCGTGAACACCTTATCCAGATAAAGAATTTTATTTGTTCCCATGTGTCACGTCCTTTGCGGTGCCATTGCGATAAACTGAACGGAAAGCCCCGTCCAGTATGCTTCTCCGGGTTTCTTGCGAATGAGGTTATCTTGTCCAGCAGTAACATATGCGTTAAACGTAAGCGTGCTCTGTGCATACGGAACAACAATTCTGTGACTGTCCTGCGGTGCACTCAGGACCTCGTACAGCGCATCGTAGTCGCCGTACTTGCCAACTGCGGGAAGAATCGTAATCTCGTAGTTGTAAAACGTACCGATAATGTCGCGAATCATTGCGCCGCTGAGCGTTCGCTCTGCGTTCTTGCCGTCAAGCACCTGAAATTTACGGGTAAGGCTTGTAACCAGGACGTTGTACTTCTTGCCGTCTACGGTAAGTTCCATTTATGCACCTCCTGTTACAAGGCTCACGCCGCGCCGCCGCGTTTCACCGCTGTTGTACGGGCCGGTAATGCGTGCAAACTTCGCGCCGTCGATGTAAAGCTCGATAGGCTGACTGCTGTTTCCAGTGCCGCCGCGTGCATCCAGTGCCGCGTTAAACGCATCAATCATGGTGGACAGCGGGGTTTCCACGTTCACGCCGCTTTTCTGATCGCCCAACAGAGCGAGAAATTCACTGTTCGGACTGATAACCGCGCCGTTTGCAAGGGCGGGGATATCAAGTGCATACGCAGCAGTAGGAGAATCCAGCGAAAATGCGCTTAATCCGCCACCCAATGCGCCAACAAGCGACGAAATACCACTTCCAATGCCACTTCCAATTTTGCTAATCAGATTAAGGACAAAGGAAATAGCGTCGCCCAGTTTCGTAATGGTATCCGTCAAACCCTCAATAATAGAGATCACAGAAAAACCGATAAACTGAACGATAGGTTTGATAATGCTCCAAATCGTTTGCAGAATCGGAGCCAGCGCAGATACCACCTTATATACTGCCTGCAACGCCGCTGCAAGAAGATTGAGAACTGCCGGAGCAGCTTCTTCGATAGTCCAGCTCGCAAGCGGAAGTAAAACGTTCTCCCATGCCCATGCAAGGCCGTTCATAATCAGGTCTACAACCGGTTCGAGCGCTGCCATGAAATTGTTAAACGCCGTGACAAGAGGTTCAAAATTCAAACCGCTTGCCCAATCCGCCGTTGCCTGTGACATTTTATCAATTCCGGCTAATACATCATCAATGATTTTGAGGATGCTCTCCCAAATGGCTACGCCATTCCCGTTGTATTCCCACGCAGATTGCAGGTTTTCAGCCAGTGATTTTATCGCATTCTCAATATTCGTGATGATGGAAAGGATATTCGAGAAGATACTTTCGCCTAACCCTGCATCAGTCCAAGCCGCAATAAACGCTTGACCGATAGAATTAACGAGGTTTACAACCGCCGTAATCATTTGTATCAAGGTGTTTATCATCGTTTGTCCGGCATTACCATCGTTCCACGCAACTAAAAACGCTTGACCGATTGCATTAATTGCCTGAACCACCGTGGTAATGAGGGTCATAATGCTTTGCAGCATGATTTGTCCCGCGTTACCATCGTTCCATGCCGCAATGAACGCCTGACCAATAGATGTGATAATCTGAATGATCGTGTTCAGCAAGTTCATGATTGATTGCAGCATTTGTTCGCCTGTGTTGTTCGTGTTCCACGCATTGGTAAATGCCGTTGCAATGGCGGTAATCAGATCGAAGATAGTTTGCAGCAGCAGTTGAATGTTGTTAAGCGTTTCAAGTCCGGTTCCGTTCGTCCAGATTGCCATAAACGACTGACCGATAGCGGAAACCATGTCTTTCAGCGCAGAAAGAGCGTTCTTTGCGCTTTCAATAGTCTGCTGTCCGTACTGCGCCCACGAATCCTGAAATACTTTCCAGAAGTCAGTGAGCCATTGCGGTGTCTGATTTTTTACTGCGGAATAATCCGTATCAAACTTGGGTGCGCTCGGGTCGGTCGTGTTATTGCTGTTATTGGTTAATTTCTGGACTGTATCGAACGATGCAAGAGCCTTTTCAGCTTTCTTCGCAGACGATGCCGTGGAATCCAGTGCATCCGTTTGCTTGTTCAGTTCCTTTGCATTTTCCTGTGCCTGCTGTGCGGTCGTACCGAACACAGACGCGATAAACTGCGCCATCTGTGCCGTTACCTGTGCAAGAGCCTGCATCAGCTTATTCAGCCACGGAATAATAGATTCATAGATAGGCTGGAACGCCGTCAGCAGGTTACTTTTCACCTGTCCAAACGACTTTGCAAACGTTTGGTTCGCAAGCAGAGCCTTGCCCAAACGGTCAGCCATTGCCGTAAGCGCTTTGGAAATCAAGTTGAAGAACAACGCGCCCGCAACGATAGATCGCAGACGCACACCGAACGACTGTATGCCGCCCGTTGCTTTCTTCATGGACTTTTGGCTGGAACGTCCGAAATTGGCGAATTTGGCTTTGAGCTTGTCAATCGCTGCGCCCAATTTGCCGCCGAGAAAATTTTGCAGACTTCCGACAGACGTTTTCAAGCCAGCGCCTAAACTCGCAATAACTCGTTTCAGCTTAGCCATTTTGGAATTTGTCTGACTTACGAAGTCATTCATTTCCGACTTGGACTGTTTCAGCCCGGCCTTCATGTTCTCTAACTGCGTGGTCTCATTGGCAAGGCTTTGCCGTACATTCTGACCGGCGCTGCTCATCGTGGACGATTGCTTGATCTCGGCAAGCTGTTGTTTCAGTTGTGCCGCTTTATCATCTGCGTTTCGCAGAGCTTCGCCCAATTTATCCGATTCAGCAACAAGCGAATTCAGCTTTTGCGCCGATTCCGAGAATTCCTCCTGTGGGATTGTGCCCGTTGCCGCCTGTTTCAGTTTGGTGTTGTAATCGCTCTGAGTCTTTTCAATCTCAGCGTTTACTTCATCCAACCGAGCAGCCAGACGTGCGGCTTCTTTCTCCGTTGCTGCAAGGTCGGCTTGCATTTTAATGCCCTTCGTGCCGCCAGCAGCTACCTTGTTCCACTGTTCAGCAAGTTTATGTACCTTTGCGGCTTGTTTATCTACGGCGGCTGATTGCTTTTCAATGTCTTTCGTCATTTGTGCAATCTGCTTTTTCGCTTGTTCGTCGCTTACAGTAGCGTCGATTCTGATAGAGCCATCCGCCATTTATTCACCGCCTTTCTAATTGATCTGCGCCCAGAAAGCATCAATAGCTTCCTTTTCCTCCTCGGAAAGTGCGGGTGCAGGGGTTAAATTACGTTTGAGACGTTCGTATTCCTGTTTCTGTTTTCCCTTCATTTTGCTTGTGTCCGTGCCTCTGATTTGCAGGGCATGAGACATTGCAGAATCTTCGTTAAGGCTTTCCATCATTGCCATAAACTCAAACCAGTGCAGATTGACCTTGTGCAGCTCAATGCCGAACGTCTGCCGGAACGATGCGTACAACCGTGCAGAGTCGAAATCGAACCACATCATGCGTTTACCGCCGGGTTCAATCTCTCTATCGTCGCCACAGCGAACAAACCACTGCAAACCTTCCAGTGCAATGTCAATGGGCGGCATCCCTGCTCCGTAAAGCAAGGATAATGCCACCCATACACGGTCATTATCGCTTAAATTCGGGTCGTCCAGTGCAAGGGAAATCTGAATGCCGATTCTGTAATCCGTGCGAATCAGATACCCCTTGTAAGAGCTTGGCAGGCGGTCGAGCAGCATGTTAAACACTGCCGACACGCTCCGCGCTGTACTTGCTCATGTTTGCTGCACGCTTCTCAACGTGGCTGTCAATGATGGGGGTAAGCTGTGCGAAGAAATCAAGGAACTGGTCGGAGGACGGAAGAACCGCGCCAAACACCTTCGCGCAAGTATTTTCGCCAATCAGCGCGTCGATTTTGTCCCTAACGTCTTTGTCAAACGCTACGATATCGTCCAGAGTGTCCAGAACGTCGCCTTTCTTCTCAGAAATAGCCGTTGCCTTGTCTTTGATTTCATTCAGCAGGTCGAAAAAGCCTTTGACAAAGCTATCATCAGACAGCGGAAGGGAGATCGTCTCTCCCTTGTCGTTGACTTCAATAACCTTTACGCCGCTGTTTACGCGGATACTATCCATTCCTCGTTACCTCCTTATACGGATACGTTCGCAGTGAATACCGGTGCGCCACCGGTGATCTTAACAGTGCCCGGAATCGGGTCGCCTACATAGTTCAGCGTATATTCCAGCGTCGGAGATTCGCCGCCTGCACCGCCGTAGGTATCAACCTGTACAGATACTTCCTGTACTTCTGCAACGTAGGTTGCAGTGTCACTGTCACTGGTAGCATTCCACATGTCCACATTCAGCAGCCATGCGTGAGAATCTGCCAGAGTAGCACGAGCGCGACGCTTCTTGTCGATAAACTCAAACACATCGTCGCCCTTGGTGCACTGCTGAGAAACGCTCATGGTCGGCTGATAGCCGGTAATCTCAGTAGTTGCAGAATCAGAAATAATGTCCTGCTCGGTCTCGGTCTGTGCACCATAGTCCGTAGATGCTTCGGTTACGTTCTTGCCGATTCGTGCCCACTTTGCAGCCGAATACTCGCCCATCTTATCGCTGGTATCCAGAAAATGAGCAATAAGAGGACGTTTGATCTTTTCAGTAGTTGCCATTTTTACACCTCAACTTCATAGTTAATGGTTAAGAGGATTTGATAATCCTCGGTTAAATCTTCGTATCGAGCGATAAGCCCCGCAGGGGTCGTTCTCTCAACAGATGTGACGGTCATTCCCTCGCCGAGATTAGGCGGGTTTTCTTCCGCCCATGCTCCCAGCTCATTCAGCAAGGATTCAACGTCGAGACGTTCCTCGCTGTCGGTCGGCAGGGCGCGATACATCACGCCAAACGGGTACTGTGCAGCATATCCGCCGTCAATGTACTGTGCGGTTTTATACGCGCTCTGTACACTGGTAAGCATCATGCCTGACCGTTCCGGCGGGAGATATTCAAACTCGATTTCGGGAGCATAGCCTTTCAGCCACAAAAGAACAGCCCGTGAAACACCGTCTTGTTCACGAGCTGTTACCGTGTTCAATTTCTCACTCATCGGTCAAAATCTTGCGCACTCCTTCCATCCAGCGCGTTTCATTCAACGCCTTGCTTGCCTCGAACCAGTGAGAACGCGCGTTCTTGTGCATTCCCTTGCTGTATTTGAGGTTCCGGTCTGTCAACGCCTTGCGTGTGCCCTTGGGTGCAAACGTGCTGCCGGTTGCCGGGTCAATCATCACCTTGCCGTAATACTGAAATCGTGCATACGGGGACGCATAAACGATGGTATTCCCCTGTCGGTGCACATTCATTGCCAGCGCTCCGGTTCGCGCGGGAACAAACTGATCGGTGTCCTTGATGATTTCCTCGCAAAGCCACTTGTTAGCCTTTGCAACGCGCTTTTCCAGTACGTTTTTCGGCACTTTCAGATTCAGAGAATAGTGAATCATCGTCCGCCCACCTCCAAATGCTGCAACAGGCCGTAGTCATAGCGCGAAACGCTTGTCACCCGGTATGTCTCGTGCTTCTCACGGCATTTCTGGTAGCTGCCCTCATCCGGCACATCACCACGGGCAAAATAGTCCTTTTCAGACGATAGCGTAAGTTCGCACGGCAGAGGGATATGCAGCGTGACGGAATCCGCGCTGTTAAGTGCAGTTTTCGTTGCCGCTGTTCCTCTGGTGCTTTCCAGCAACACGCCTGTAAGCACTGTTCGGCCGGACGGCTGAAAGATCGTCACGGTGTGCGGTAATTTCATGCTGTCACCTTTGCCCTTTCAAACTGTGTCGGCAATTCTGCCGCTTCGGAAAACGCCTTGTATTCGCGCCGTAACGCTTGCAGACGTATCTTTGCATTGTCGGCTTGCTCGGTATCCCCGGCAGCTTCAAACGCCATCCTGCGCCGTGTCTGCTTCCGCATAGCTGTTTCCAACTTGCGCTGCATCTGCGTCGCTTCGTAGGCGGTGTAAGTCTTGCCCTGATACTCAAACGGCGGCGGGTCGATGTTCTTTAGTTCATCGTCCGTATAGACGCGCTCGGAAACGCCCTCCAAAAACGGATGCCGGTGGTGTCTACAGTTAGCGCCCTCCAGACCGTCAATCTGTCCCAATCCGCAAACCTTGTAGATATTCGGGTACTTGCTGCCGTCTTTCGTGGCGTATACCTTGCCTTGCCAGCGCTTATGATTTGACCAAACGTGCGGTTTGTCCTTATCGCGTGCTCCACGATGGGCGGTCACTTCGTATAAGTCGGTTTCCAACACCTCCGCCGCTTCTTCGGCATACTTGGATGTAACCTGATTCAGACCAGTTACAATAGCGCGCCGCGCCGCAACGTCAGCATGGTTCATCCAGCCAGACGCATAATCAACCGTGCGAATACCGCTGTCAGCCAGTTCCCGTACAGCATCTTCAAGCGCCTGCTGCACCGTGAAGCCGCCGGAGTACACTTTCATTTCTGCCTTATCAAGCACAGCCTGATAGGCTTTTGCGATAGGGCGGAACACGATTTCGCCGTTCATCTGCACAGCAAAACCCAAAGAACGGGTAATGTTGCGGTACTCATCAAGCATTTGCTTGCGAATCAGTTCAATTTCTCGTGCCGTCACGATTTCAAGTGGCATTGTAATACCTGCCTTGTCGGACAGCTCGCCGTAATACTCACGGTTCAGCTTTACCGCACGGTCAAGCGCGCTCTGCACTTCCTCCGTGCTGGTCTTGGTATGATTTGCGATACGACGTTCGATGGTATCCATATCCAGACCATAGGTTTTCAGTGTGCGTATGTCGTTGATCGTTACCTCGTTCAGTTCGCCGGTCAACTTGAATCGGGAGCAAATCTCACGCAACAGATCATCTTCCATTGCGAGGATTGCTTTCACAAGCGGTTTAGGCGCGTTTTCAAGGTATTCCGGAGTAATGGGATACTTCATCAGCCGATACCGCCATAGAGTAAGCCAGTACCGCACAAATACTGTGCGATAAGTCGTTTTTGCCGATCTTCAATGCTCTGCACCTGTGCAGCAATAGCAGAGTTAGCGCCGTAACTGCGAGACCACGAGCCGACACTCTCAGAGGATACCGCGCCGCCGTCCGTAGAAAAGACGGCGGTTTCTGCGGTTTCCTGATTGCGCATGACTTCTGCCAGCGCACAGTTAAGGCGTTTTACTCGGTGCATTACAGTGTCACTCAGAACGCCGTCAGAGCGTCCGAGCGTTGCGCAAGAGATAATATCCGCCGCTCTCCCTGCTACGCGGTCGTAATCCTTCTCATCAATCAAATTACCCTTGTAGCAGGTGCGGTAAAAGTCATAGTTTGCGTACACGGCGGATTGCTCCTTTCTTTACGACGGCAGGGTTACAGTTGCAATGTACAGGCCGTTCGGGTCGGGCAGAACCGGAATAAACATGCCGGATGCCTTAGTCCAGATTGCAACCGGGTCAGGGGTCTGCCACTGGGTCATGGTGATGTACTGGTTCTGCGATGCAGCAGTAAATGCGCCCTGTGCTTCCTCCTCCGGAGTTACACCCCACAGACCGGCGCCGAACGAACCGTTTGCCATGGTTGCGAGGAACGCAATCTTGTTCTTCGGGAAGTATCGCTGAGTGGTCAGCGTGCCGTCTGCCTTTTCGTAGTTGTAAACCTGATCGTTTACAGTGATGCGCTCGATGCCGAACAGACGGGAGAACAGGCTCGTAATCTCGTCCTGAGTTGCCAGACGACCAGCGAAAGCAGAGCCGAACAGCGCGTTCTGGATAACAGCGCTCTTAGCAAGCAGGCTGAGAACAGCAGAGCTGGTGACAATCTCACGCAGTACGCGGCCGGTTGCAATAGCAGCGTCGCGCACGCCCTGAATATCGTCGAGGATGGTCTTTGCCTTTGCCTCGGTAGACCAGTCGAAAGTCTTGTTCGTGTGGTCGGTCGGAACGCCGAAGTCGATAGTAGTATTGACGTGGTTCTCGTTGATGGTCATTTTGCCGGTTGCAAGCAGCTCCTGCTTTGCCACCTCGGTACGGGTCTTTACGCCCTCAGCCAGACGTGCCATATCGTCAAAGATATAGTCGAGAATCTCGTTGTTGGTGCTTACGCCGTGGTTGCGGAGCAGGCGGACACGCTCAGAAAGGTTGATCTTGCGCTTGATGAGCAGCTTCTCAACGGTTACAATGCTTGCAGTCGGGCGGGAGCCGATCTGTGCCTCTGCGTCGAGCGCATGCACGGTTGCCATGGTCGGCAGGTATGCACTGTCAGACATTGCGAGGTACTTTGCAGTGATATTCTGGGTCTTCTGGTCGGGGAACAGACGGTCACCGGACAGCTCCGGGCGTGCAATGTTGAAATTCTGGCCGAAGTCCAGCAGTTCAGCTTCTTTCAGCAGTTCTACAAATTCCATAGGTTATTACTCCTTTACGCTCTGGTGGTTTCCGGCGCGTTAACAAAAACAACGCCGCTCTTTTCGAGGGTGGACTTTGCGCCAGCCTTGGAGCTATCGTCCGCGCTGGGTGCTGCGGGCAGGCGGTTTGCATATACACGGCCAGCAACAATAACAGCAGCTACACGGTCGCCGTTGGTTACGTCCACATCCTCAAACACAATGCCCTCTGCGGTGTTGTCGTTCAGTGGGAAGATAGTGCCCTGCTTAACAACCTTTCGATTGCCATCAGCGGTGCCGAGGGTTGCGGGGATGAGGCGGGTCTTGGTGATCAGGCCAACTTCGCTTGCGAGGATAGACGGCTTGCGTGCACCGTCAACTTTGTTTACATAAGTGCCCATAGGTTATTTACTCCTTTCCCTTGGGTGCGAACTGTGCGGAATACCGCTGCGCAGCCAGACCGGCAGCACTTACCGTATGCGGTGCGGGATTCTGAATCGGATTTGCAAACGTCGGAGCGGGTTTTTCGCTCTGAAATGCCGCCGGGTCAGATTCCTGCTGCTTCTTGCAGTAATCGTCAAAGCCGGTCAGCGTGCCGTCCTTCATTTCCAGTTTGTTTGCGGTCAGGTCAGCGATAAATGCCTTTTCTGCCGCCTTGGAGGTAAACTTAATACCCTTTGCGGTGATACCGGCGCGTACTGCGTCCGCATAATCGCGGGCATCGAGCTTGCTCTGGAATTCTGCGGTGTCGGTATCGTACTTCTTCTGCAGGGTGTCGAGCTTGGTCTTCAAATCGTCCGCGTCACCCGCATTCTTCTTCAAGTCCTCAATGTCCTTGTCGCGCTGGGTGAGCTGGTCGCGCAGGTCGGTAACGTCTTTCTTGGCTTCTGCCGCCTGCTGCTTGTACTTCTCAACATCCTTGCCGTTCAGTGCAAAAACCTTATCTGCCTGTTCGTCAGTCAGACCGATTTCCAACAGTTCTTCTTTCTTCATGTGTATACTCCTTTCAGATTAGGCGTTTTAGGTGGTCGCCGTCACCGATCTGCCTGCACTTTTAGGCTTGCAGGATAGCCAATTTCCGTAGTTTAATGCCGTTGCGGGCATGAAAAAAGCGCCTTGCGGCGCTGGATTCACTTTATCAAAGTGGGATATGCGATTATCAAAGTCGATTTGCTAACAGTTTGATTATTCTTCATCATCTGTTAGCTTTTCCGCGTTCGGCATCATTGCCCGCGCTTCTTCCTCGGTTACGCCATACTTCTTTGCAATGTACAGTTCACCTCGAATAAGACCGGCAGAAACGTCATTGCGCATATCCGCAAGTTCTTTCTGCTTGCTCTCGGTGTCCTGCACAACGCCGTCGCCCCAATCACACTGCAAGTCCCAATCACCAGCAGGCGCAAGACCGTAAAGCGTGGCGTAAACGTCCATGCCATACAGCAGGCCATTCAGAGCGTGTTCAAGTGCCGCCTGCGTATCCCTCACAGTGACGTACATTGTTTGTTTACTGGATACGATCTCGGTTGCAGTTGCGTTTACCGTCTGAGGGTCAGACAGCGTTCCGAAAGACAAGCCGCAGTTCAGCTCGATCATCTTCAAGGTGTCTTGGAAGCCCTTGTATAGTGCATCGTTGCGGAATTCCGGTGAAAACTCCTGATAGAAGTCTACGTCTTCAAACGGCATCCGGCGGAACAGACGGTCACGGAGCAGCGGGTTCGTGTGCGATAGTCCGTGCTCATCTACAACGCGCTGTGGAATCGCAGAATCGCTCATCAGGATACGGCGTTCGCCGCTTTCATATTCCCACATAAGGCGTTCCCACTGCTGGTCAGCCTGCCGGATGAGGTCAACTGCTGCGCCGCTGTAAAGCGACACACCGAGCGGACTTTCCGGCTCGATGTTATTTGCAATCGGCACCTTGAAAAAGCCGAAAAGCGGACGTTCTACGTTCTGAATCGTCGTTTCCGGCGCAATCTGTGCCCAGTCCTCTACAGTATTCAGCGGTACTTCCGAGCCGATACTACCGTTCTTGTCGGAGTTGTACGCCTTGTTCTTGATGGTGTACACGCCGCTTTTCAGTTCGTGGTACTCCAATTTGGTATAATATCGGTTCTTTTCTCGCTTGGTATCCGCGAACACTGCCGCTGTGATCTCTCCGTTACTGTCAACACTGACCGGGTACGCGCTGCCAACTGTGTTAAAGTCCACAAGCACACGGTTCTCTGATACAAACGGCTTGTAGAAGAAACCGCCGACCGAGAGACCCTTTTCAACGTCAATTCGCATGTGCGGAATCATACCGCGCAGGCTTTCGTTTAGGAACTCTGCTCGTGCGCCGCCATCAACAGTGATGGTGCTTTCAATGGTGGTTGGGCGTGCCACTGCTCGGCAGATAGCCGACGGCAGGCCGCAAGACGTAACATTCCGATTGCCGTGCTGACCGAGCCACTCGGCATCGTCCATATACATCCGTCGCCACAGGTCAATGTTTGACTGCATCGCGGAATCATAGACCGCCGTTGCCCCTGTCAGTTCTTCAATTTTGTTTGCCGGAATCATTGCTTGCCTCACCGCCTTTATTAACTGCTTCAACCGTTCAAACATTCACAAGCCCCCTTGCTCTAACCTCTCGGCGCACTATCGTCTGGAAGTAATAGCGTGATGCGTCCATATCATGGTCAAACTCCTTGATAACCGCATCTTCTGGGGATTTATCGTCCCACATATACATGCCGAATTCGTCGATTGCTCCGGTGCAGCTTGCATTGTACTGTGCATAACCAGCAGCAAGCAGCGTTCCCATCAGACGGATACCGTCAAGCACGCTGTTGTCTGCGTCACGCACACGGAATTTACCGTGTCTGCGGATTGTTTCCTTGAACGATGCAGCCGAGGGGTCAATAATGATCGCCTCGATATACTGACCACCGACGAACGTTTCAAGATCGGCGTAGTATTCCTCATCTGTTTTCTGTTTCTTCTCCTTGCGGCTGTCGTGCCGATACGCACGCACGCAAGTTGATTTGCAGGTCATTTCATCAAACCGCCAAAGCTGGAACACGGTCGGGTTAATCGTGCCGTAGTCACAGGACACAAACCAGCGATTGCCGGAACCTTCACCATCCGTAACGTGCAGTTCGGTCGAGAACATAGGATAAACCAGACCCTCCGCAACACGTCGCATACCGAGGATATCACGCTGATACCAGATGCTCTTGCGGTCGTATGTCGCAAGGATTTCTTTCAAGCGTTCATCCGATACGGAAAGATTATCCGCAATGGTGAAATGTCCGTAGTTGAAACCGTAGTTTGGGTTCTCCCGCTGCTTCTCCATATGGAAGTTGAGCACGTCCGTGTAGTACGGGTGGTTCTCGCCCTTCGGGTTAAGATCGTGATAAATACCACGGTCGCCGCTCGTCATGGTACGGTCAAAGACTTCCTGCACAAACTTAGGGTGGCACTCGTTTGCCTCGGTGATATACGCAAGGCCGTAAGTGTTGCCCTTGATGTTCTTCTCGTCGCCGTCTTTACGACCGCCGGATACAAGCACGATCTTCTCAGCGCCGTTCCGCGTCTTGACGTAGATGCAGTCTCGGTTCTGGTACTTACCTACCCGGCAATTCTGCTTGCCGAAATAGTTAATCATGCCGTAACCGTCGCAGTCGATGATATTAAGCATTGCCGACGCAGTAGAAACGCCTGCAATGAGGTGAAATCTGTTCGGGTGCTTTTCCAATCGAGCGCAGAACGCCGTTGTTTGCAATACGTTCTTACCGCCACGCTTGCCGCCCTCGGCCACGTTGAACCAGCTATGAAGCGAACGATAGAAGTAATCCACTTGCTTCTTTGTAAAGGGTGCTGGGATATTATCCATCTTCGAACTCCTTAATGTTTCTGTCCGGTACAGGCTTCATCAGCATATCAACGAGCGGCTGCACGCCGTTGTCGTTGTCGCTTTCCATCGGTGCAGGGGTATCGCTCTGCCCGAGGTACTGCCTACCTAACCAGATCAGCATTTGTATATTTCCACCTTTAGCCGCCTGTACCTGCCAATGTCTCAAACGCAAGCGCATCTGTGACACGCCGCGCACATAAGCCGCCCTTACATCCTTGCGATTCAGAAAGTTTCCTCTCGCAAAGTCCAGAGCGTCCGCAATGTCCGCTTGGGTGTTGCCCTCTGCGGCAAGTTCTTCGACGGCTTCAAGATCAATTACTTTCTTCGGTCTGCCTCTCGGCATTTCATAACCTCCTTTCACCCAATAGAAAAGCACCGGGAAAGTCTCGGTGCTTTGTCTGTTGAGTTGTGTTTGCTTAGGTCGAGGACGAGCGAGCGCCACGAGCGCCAGCCGCACGACGGCCAACCGCTACGCTACGACGGCGCACACCGCCAGAACGACCACGGTTTGCAAGTCTGCCACTACCATAACCACTACCCATGCTCCACACCTCCTTTCAGAGTATACAAAAAGGACTATCTTTCGCAGATAATCCTTTCCGTTATATTTATTCACCAATGATTTTGCTCAAATATTCTTTTGAGCCTTTGCCGATTCGCGCAAACTTCATATCTTCGGTCTTAATCGGACGCTTGACCGCCCGCGCGAATTCCTTGCCTTCGATATACTTTAGATCGGTATCGAATTCGAGAGATTCAAGAAATTCCTCTTTCTGCGCTCTGCTGGTAAAGCAGATACAACACCAATATTCAGTGTCGCACATATCGCGGAATCGCTTGTTCTCAGCGCCCATGCGCTCACGGAAACTCTTTTCTACGTCTCCCAGTTCATCGAGGCACTCGCTTTCGAGCTGCTCTAATTCAATGTGATCGTCTTTTGTTTCCTTAACTTCGTCGTCGTTCCAATATCCCATTACAGTTCGCCCCTCCTGAATAACTCCAACTCTGCCAGCGGGAACCATGTGATAATCTTCTCGTAGTCCCGCGGGAAATTCTCCTTGATCGGCTTCAAGAACCGATAATCAATACCATCGAACGTTCTGCCGAACAGCTTATAGTCTACCGGCAGCCGAACACCGCTTGCATCAAATTCGCGCAGCAAGTCGGCCTTTACCCAGTCGAACACCGGATAGAACCGCTTTGCATTGTGGTTGATCGCTCCATGTGTTTTCATGGCGATACGCCGCATAGGGCTGTCTGCCATTCTAACGCCGGTCGCAGTGTATACGCATTCCGGCAGGCGCTTGCATTCGCGGATGATCTCGCCAATTTCGGCATCGTCATATTCTTCGCCGGGCAAATCCAGCGCCTCGATCTTGGTTACATGCTCCGGCGATTGGAAGACCAGATTTCGCAGCAGCCGGTACAGTGATCTGTGCGGCAGTCTGTAAATGTGAGTGCCGAAAAAATCCTCATAGTATGCGAGGCTGTTTTCGACGAATTCCAGACCCGGCACAGTGTAACAATAATACGGGATTACATGCTTGAAATACTTCCTCAACTGCAACCACGCTGCAATGCTGTCCTTACCTGTGGAAAATGCTAAGATCGCGGTATCGCATTCCTCTGCCATAGTACGGCACAGGCTCTCGCCGCTGCTTGCATCTACTCTATCATACACTACGCTTTGTCCTCCTCTTTGTCTCGCTCCATCTGGCAATCAATCGCACGGGCGATAAAGCCATTCACGCTTTCTCTCCGGCCTTCTACATGGGATTTGATTTCTTCTTTCTTGCCTTTCGGCAGGGTCAAATTAACCCGGTCATAAGCCTTGTTGATGTACTTATTTGTTGCTTTCTGCTGTGCCTTGCTGGATGACATATAACAGCACCTCCTAACGATAGCTATTATACGCCTCATATATATTTGTGTAAATATACACAATCCACAAATATACTTGCGCAAATATAGTTATTTTGCCCATTGCTATACTTGCGCAAATATATTATACTATAGTCACAGTAAAGGAAACGAACACCGAAAGGAAGTAATCAATATGACCGCAACCGAGAAAATCGCAATCTCCAAAATCGCAAGCCTGACCGATGATCAGCTTTTCGCTACATGGGAAAGCACCGAGAAGTACGACAGAGAAAGCCACATGGCACAGGTAATGCTTCGCGGCTGGTGCATGGATGAGATCGAGAAGCGCTACCCGGAAGGCTTCGATGAATGGCTCGATTCTGACGCACTGGACAGCGAGCTTCGCCACTACTGCATTAAGTAAGGAGGTAACTACAATGGCCGCAACGCTCAACCCCATGTGCATCAACTGCGCCAAACTCAACAAAAGCTGTAACGGCACGACAAACCAAGTATGGACTGGCTGTATCTACAAGGAGGTAAAGTAAAATGATGAATTTCGAACTGACCCGCGGTGATAGCCTCTGTGTAACAATGGCGCTGACAACAGTTATCTGTAATCTGATCAGGGAGCAGGAAGACCCGAACACCACCGCCGATCGGCGGGAGGTAGTCGAGGAAAGCATTGAGATGTACAAGCGGATACGCGCAGAAATCAGAGATCAGCGCAACGCACAAGAATAACGGTTCTCGCGGGTTCACCCTTAAAGCCCGCACCCATAAATTTTAATTTGGAGGTACACACCATGACTTACACCTACGAGATCGAGCGCCGCATCTGCACTGAGTTCTGCAACAAGTACTCATTCGCCCACTGTGAAAGCTGTCCGCTTTACAAGGCGTGCTGTGGATTTGAGAACGACATGAGCAAGACCACCGAGGAGAACGAAAGACGCTTTGAAGCCGGACTTGTAAACGCCCTCGCCGCTTACGACGCACAGCACTAGCGGAACATATCAAAAATACTTTTACGCAAAAGTATTAACTTCCGCATAAAAGTATTGACTTTCGTGTAAAAGTTTGCTATAATAAAAATACAGAAAGAGATAAGACACAAAGCAGGAGGTAATTATTATGTTAGCAACTCTCACTCTGTTCTGCGAGCCAGCCGAACGCCTCGACGAAGCAAAATCCACGCCGAACTATCCCGTCAAAAAGTATGACGCTTTTGTCGTTACCGAGGACAGTGTGGAATCCGACCGTCAGGTCGGTAGACTTGGTTGGAGCACCTACGGCGGCTCTATTGCCTTGCGGCGTGTCCTTATCGAGATACCGGAAGGTGTGCATTACGGCCGCTGCAATTTCGGCGGCTATCATAGTACGGGGATGGAATACTACGGCGACTACGACGCGCACGACGGCAATCTTTGCTTAGTGCCTGTCACTGTCGGCAAGCCTGCCAGCCTGCGCGAGCACGGCGAAAACCTCGAAGCCGCATTCGATGCCGCGATTGATTCCGGTATCTTTTTCTCCATCCCGAACGAGGACGGCGGCCGACACACGGAACGCGCCCACATTTACAAGGTCGGCGAGGTCATGGATAAGGCACACGGCGATAAATGGCCAAAAGGCAAAATCTCCGTTGCAGATATCCGCGAAGCCGCAGGCTTAACCCAGCAGCAGCTTGCAGACGTGCAAGGCATCCAGCTGCAAACCTTGCAGCAAATCGAAGCCGGTAAGATCACCGCCTACGAGGCAGGCGAGAATTACCGCGAGAAGATCGCCGAAGCGCTGAACTTTTACGACTATCAGAGTATTTTCTAATCGAAAGGAGCACCCAACAATGAATAAAGTAATCCGCGGTAAGCGCTACAACACAGAGACCGCCAAATTAGTCGGCACCTGGGAAGCCAACGAGCCGGAAAACTCGGATTTCTGGGAGAAGGAAGAACTCTACCAGAAGCGAAGCGGCGAATTCTTTCTTATCGGTCAAGGCGGCGCACAAACGCAGTATGCACGTTTTTCAATGAGCGGCGAAAGCAAGCCGGGCATTGAACTCCGTCCGATCGATCCGGAAGAAGCGTCTGACTGGGCCGAGGAACATCTCACGGCCGATGAGTACGAAGCACTTTTCGGACCGGTTGCCGAGGACGGCAGCCGCGGCCGCATTACTCTAACACTGTTCAACTCCACCATTGACACCGTGCGCCGTGAAGCACAGCGCCGAAAAATGAATTTTAATGAGTACCTCGAAAAACTCATTGCACAGCAGATGAAGGAGGACCAGAAATGAAAGTTCAGTTATTCTCCACGCCTTCCGCGTATCCCGCGTATTATCTCCGCTTGAAAGATGGCGTTTACGATCGAGTAAACGCATTCCCCGCTCCTTGTACCGCACCGGGAACGCCGATCGACCAGCGCTATGCACGCGCAATCGACAAAGACAGATATTTTCCGGTTATCACCTCATCGCATGACGGATATATCTTTTTCGGTCTGCCGGAAGGTGCCGAAGTTTACACCGCAGCCGAGGTGGCCGCCATTGACCGCCCGAACCGCGTCAAAGAATAAAATACCTTGTTTCTCTATGACAAACCCCGCTCACCAAAGCCATAAGGTGAGCGGGGTTTGTCATTATACGACTGTTTCGGTTTTGCAGGACTCGCACCCGCTTTCAGCCACTATGCAAACCGGTATACCTCCACAGGGAGGTATGAACGCTATCGTCGCGTCTGTACGTCGGGCTTTTACCGAGGCTTGCGCCGCTGTCCAGAACGGTTTGTATGAAATCCAGAGAGGTAATAACCTCACTTTCGCAAGTTTACTTGTGTTCCGTCCTGTGTGATTAGGTATGCCTATCGCAAGAGATAAACAGGCTGGTGCTCTTTCGCGGCGTGTACTTAGCCGCCCGAAAGCGCCATATCGGCTTTGTTCGCGCCGGTTGTTTTGCTCTCGGCTCACTAAGTCCGTGTGAGTGCTTATCCGGGCAGCACTCGCCCTCTCATTATGGGCTGTTCGGCGTTGCTCTCCGTCGTGTCGCAGTTGCTATCGGTCTGTAATCCGGCTGATTCCCTCGTAAGGTTACAGCGGGGAGCGACCCCGGTTGCGGCGTGCCTGCAAGCACCCGCTGAACTCTGCAAAGCCGTTGCAGCAGCTTCACAGGCGTTCGGAAACAGATTGTCCGTCTTTCCGGACCGCCAGAATATTATCGTCCTCGTTGGAGGCGTTTTGCTCCCTCTGCCTCATGCAGCTTCGGGAACAGATTGCCTTGCACGTTGTCCACCATGCAAGGCTTGCCAAAAGTCCGCTACGTTACCCGTCCGGCTTCATGCAGCCATCCGGGCATGTTTGCGGTGTCTGTTGCCCGCAGGCACCGCACTCCATTCTCAATTTTTTAGCGTGAATATTATTACTCCGTCACCCTCATGCAGGCTTTGGAGCATATCGGCGTGCCGCGCAAAAGACACGCCGAAAGAATAGAAAGGATAATCAATGCCTTCGTTCCGCGAAAGGCGTTTTGCTCCTCTGCCCTCATGCAGACTTTGGAGCAGGTCAGCGGCAGGTCTCCCCACCGCTTTAAGTAGGTGTTTGGGGTTAAACAGAAAGGCTTGTCACCCGTCAGCCCTCACGCAGGCTTTCGGGCGTGTACCCGCCTTTCGGCGGGCTGAAAGCGGAGGAACGAAACTCCGTGATTCCGCCCTTTCGGGCTTTTATCACGATATCATTATACCACCATTCTTTGTAGCATTGTGTAGTCCGTTTTCCACAGATTTATGCACAGCCTGTGCGTATATGTTCTACTGCCCGCAACGCCCGTGCGTGCATTTTTCCGCGAACGTGCACTTCGTTGTAATTCATTCTCTCGGCGGTCTCTCTCCACGACCGCCCATTGACATAGCGCTCGATCAGCAGCGCCCGCAGCGCAGCATCCTGCACCTTAGCCGTGGTGCTAATAATCTCGGCCTTAATCAGTGCAAGCCGTTCTTGTTCTTTCTGTATCTTCTCGGACAGGGTAAGATACGCATCCGCCTTGTTTGCGGTCACGTCACCGCCGCCGCCCGGCGTGTCCTTGATCGTCGCCGTTGCGCTTGTCGCCCGCGTCCACGCCCTTACTCGTGCCTCCTCCAAAGCGGCAATGCTCTTTTCCAGATCAATGCCGCGCCTGAGCCAATCCTTAGTAGTCGTTGGCCTCTACCTCCTCGGTTCGGTTGTGTGTAAATCTTCTGCGTCGTCGTATCTTTGCCGCTCTGCGTGTACAGTCCGCACCGGGCTCACAGCCGCGCATCCTGCCCGTGTCCACCATGTAATGACACGCCCACAACTTAGGCCCACGACTGGTGCCAAGCACCCGCCAGTATGCGCACCCAGCGCATTCGCTTTTCTTTTTCATGCTAATGCTATTCCATTCTCCCGCAGTTCTTCAATCAGATCGTCGATTTTAACGTATTTTCGGGCGATGCTGTCTGCGAGGTAGTTTGTTTCGTCCCATATCCGCCGTAATCGGTCATAGTCGTACCCTTCTTTATCCCGTAGAACGCTAAACATAATTGCCCATGTAGACGCAACCGCCGTGTTCGTTGCGTCTCGTTTGGCTTTTTCTATGTCACCCTGCGTCGCCGGTATTCGGTATGGGTTGACTTTCTTTTTCTTCGACATTCCCGTACCTCCAATTTTCATACCGCCGTATCTCGTCCAGATACTGCCGCATCTCCGTGCTGTATCGCTTCACTCGTCCGCACGCTCCAGTTCGTCCAGTGCTCCGCTGAGTACCAGCGCCGTTGCTTCGACCAGAACGGTCATCTTGATTCGTGGCAGACTGTCAAACGGAACATCTTTCGGCTTGTTCTTGCTCTGACCGGCGGTTTTCTGTGTCAACATATGGTCATTCCGTTACTCCCTCACATTCCGCCCCACACGCCGCATAGCCTGCAAGATCAATCCAACTGTCAGCCTTTCCGCCGCCTGCTGCAATGCGTGCAATCTTGAGCAGCGCCATCATCATGGCAACGTCGTTCGCGTCGATATACACACCGCCCGCCTCATCCACGCACGCGCGCCTGAGGTATGTTTTCCAAAGTTCTGCGATCGTCTCAAAATTATCCTCCGGCGTGCCGTAGTCCGTCTCGCGCTGTCCGCATACGCACTTCTCCGCCGCGTGCAGGATGTCCGCACGGGTCAGCTTGCGCTTTACGTCCTCGCTGTTTTCCTCGACTACCTCGCGGATGTCGGGGGTATTGTCCGTATGACTGGCAGCGTGGCATAAAGCATAAGCATCTTCGACAGTCAAGCGGAGACCAAAGTCTATTTCTCCCTTGTCCTCGGCATCGCAAGCCATCTGTTCAATCGTGTTCAGTAGAATACTCATTTTGCGTTCGTTATTCATGATTACTCCTTTTCCGGTGTCCGGCTTATCCTCGATCACCTCATAGCCTAATAAGCGAGCAACTTCTTTGGGATGCAACTGCGCGTATGCTAAGCAATCACCAGTTTTCCCGTACAGCTTGCATCCGTAACAGTACTTAAGTCCGTTGCAGTAATCATATACGGCAACGACCATATTGGCGTACACCTTCCCTTCTTTCTTAAACTTCATCGTCTTCCTCCTGTGTCATTCTCTCAACGGCTTTCTTCACGCCTGCCATAATCAAGCACCACTCACCCACCGTTAAATACGCAGCTATATCGCGCACCGCTGTAACAGCGTCACGCGCCATTTTCGGTTCAATCGGCTTGTCCATGTCGGCTTTGGTGATTTCACGCATTGTCCGCCCTCCCGTTCCACGCTTCAATCACTTTTTCAACAGCACTGGTTTTGTAACATTCACTGTCTACCAAAATCTTTGAAGAAGCGCGACATTTAGTACAAAGCACTCTTACGCCGTCATTTACAAACAACCTTGCTTCTCCACCACAGAAAGGACAAGATTTAAGTTCAATCATTGCCTTCACCTCCGTCCATATTCTTCATAATGCTTTGTACGATTGTCTCAATCAAACGGCACTCATCAGCAGAAAAAAGTGACAGATCGCACGTTGTCTCAATCGGATCAAACATCTTTTCACAGATTAACCCGGCCGCCAAATGCTTGTTTGCTAAATCCATTGTCCGCCTCTCCTCAATTTTTGCACGGAGAACAAAACAATCTATCAATCCAAGATACTTTTCCGTCGCCATAAGTAGCGCATTTCTTCGACTGGCAAGTTTTATTCTCTTTGTAATAATAAATGCAGTCCTTGCACGGATTCCGCATTATTCTGCACCTCCGTCCATCTTCGCACCGCATCGCGGACAATAATCATACCGTGTTTTCAAGGCAGGGTCATCGAAAACACGCTGATACCCACACGCGGAACATTCATCAAAATTGGTTCCCTCAAAAATGCCGTCTATATAATGCTTAGTTGTCCACCGCCCATGCACCACCGGCACAACGTCGGCGGCAGGCGCAGCGTTAATCGCTTCTTCGATTTCTTCCCACTCGCTCTGGAACAGTTCGATAGGGGCGTTTTCTACCGCTTTAATCGCGGCCTTTTTCGTGATGTATTCAGCCATCAATAGCACCTCCGTCCATCTTCGCACCGCAGCAATCACAATACGCAGCACGGAAATCATCCCATTTATGATCTTCACCACAGTTGGAACAAATTTGCATTCCGTCTTGCTCAATCCATTGAGCGCGCACCGCCGGCGCAACATCGGCAGCAGGTAATTTCCCGATAGCGATTTCCGTTTCGCACAATTTACGATACATTGCGTGTTCAAAACCTTTGAACGGCTTAAACTGCTGGAATTCGTTCTCTAAAGCGGTCAAAAGATTGACTGCTTTGTGCTTCTCAATGTATTCATCCATTGTCCGCACCTCCGTCCTTTCTCTCGCGGATGTCTCGCTTTCCATCCTCGCTGTGCTTTGCGATAATCATGCCAATTGTAGGGCCATCATCTTCGAGCACCTCAAAACCGAGATAATGCGCCACCTCCTCAGGGTTCACAGAGGCGTAATCTGCGCAGCTTTCCCCTTTACGGCAACGCGTTCTGATTTCGCATTCTGTCATGCACGTTGTGTCGCAGTTTGCTTTCAGCATTGCCTCCGTGCTCTCGTACACCTTCCCATCTTTCTTGAATTTCATATTTATAAGTCTCCATTTTCAATATCATCTTTTAGTGATAGCTTACGGCCACACATAAAACAATAGTTGATTTTGCTGGGTCTACATTCAGCCATAGCAACTAATTCATAACTATTGTCATAAAAATTCCTGTGAATTATAAAGTCGCCTAAACATTTTGCGTCTGTACGGCAATAGGGACAGTTCTTTTGTTCTTCGGTCATTCTTTTTTATTCTCCAGTTTCATACGCTTAATAGCGTTTTGCACGACCGCTACAATCGAACAACACTCACCAATCGTGAGATACGGTGCGATATCTCGTACCGTTGCGATAAGGGCACGCGCCGCCACCGGTTTAATTGGCCTGTCAAACACCTCATTGTTAATTCGATCCATTGTCCGCCCTCCTGTTCCATGCTTCAGCAGCTTCTTCGTATCTATCCCTGTTGGTAACAGGTGCTATATATTCTGCTCGTGAAATTACACTGTTCTGCCGAAAATAAATTCCGCATTTTTCACAACCGACACGACATTCGATGGTGAAAATAGGCATACTCACCATATACAGATAGTTCGCTTTGCGTTCACAAGAAGCGGATGCCTCTCCCCCGCAGAACGGACAAGGTTTTAATTCAGTCATTGTCAGCCCTCCTGTTCCACGCTTCTTTTGCCTTTGGATGGGTGTTATAGCAAGGGATTTGTGCGTGACACTTCTCGCAAATGATATAAGGTCTAAAATATAGGTATTCCACCGAGATTCTGTTGCTCCCGCAGAACGGGCAAGGTTTCAGTTCAGCCATTGTTAGCACCTCCGTTCTTTCTCTCGCCGTAGCTGCAAAAATCGTTCGGTGTAATCTCCATATCGCTGATATCGCAAATGAGAAAACCGTTATCGTTAACCGCCGCGTTAACAAGATACTTGCATTCCTTACACCGCACCACTGGCACAACATCTGCAGTGGGAACGTCACGTACAGCCCATACCGGATTAAGCCCCTTTAGATACGCTTCTCCGGCGGCATCTTCCGCTGCTTCACGCTCAATATATTCAGCCATCGTTTTCCTTCACCCTTCTTTCTTCCGCTTCTTTCAGCGCATGAAAAGTCATCACATACACATCCATAGAGATTGTATCGAGCTTAAGAGGAATTAAAGGCGCTATAAAGTGCCAACAATCCATGTAAGTAATTTCAGCCATCGTTTTCCTCCTTGATCGTCACGAGTAGTTCAACCGCTCGGCCATCTTTTATTTTTCGGTTCGCTCATCCCTCATCGTCCTTTCCGCAAGTTCCTGAATCAGGGTCATCGTGCTGTACTCGCTCAAATCCGGCTTTTCGTCTTCCGGCTCGTATACCAGCTCTGCGGATACCCACATTGCCGGACGCACCGCATACGAGTCCGAGCAGTAGTCGCTGCCCCAATCACCATAGGAGTCCACGATCAGCGCGTCCGCCGCGCCGCTGTGACCCGGTGCACCATCACCAGTTGCCAGCCAATACCCTTTTTCACAGTTCGGGATATAGCGAGAATACTTGCGCCATTCGTCAAACGTCAGCGGCGCAGCCAGAAAGTGCATATTGCCATAATTCTCGCGCCCGTCCATCGTCAGCAGGCTGACCTCGTGCGGATAAATCATGTCGTCATACGCGGCGACCTCGTACTTCTTAGACCACTCACCTACCGCACGGTGTAACGTGCTGCATCTGTAGTTATTTGTTGGACCGAACTCTGTAATGTCCGCCGGTTCTTTCAGCAGCACAAACAACTTGTCTTTGCCGTCCTTCGCAGTGCCTTCTTCCACATCCAACACCGCAAGCTCTGTTCCCTTGATGGTGACAATATCACCGGGATTGTATTTACTCATGCTTTACATCTCCTCCGATTCTCTCAGCTCCCGCAGGCTTGGTCTGTGCGGTACACCCGCCCATCCGCGCTGCTCAAGCTTCCTCTGTGCCTTCTTCGCATCCATGGACGCATTGCCGCGCTGACCTTTTTAAACGCCAGTTCCCGCAGCTCCATGTCGGACTTGCGCCGCAGCTCATCAACCGTCATTGCTTTCCTCCAGCATATCATCCATCTTAATGCGTTCCTTCGCCATTTCGATTGCAAGGCGGTATACCTTGGCGTGTGTGTTATCTCCGTGCGTTTTCTGTACTGCGGCGGCAAACCCGTCCAAATCTCCGAAGAAGCAACCTACAATTACTTTGATTTTTTTATCCCGGCAGGCGAAGAAAGTTGCCGTGTCATCGCGCGAACCAACATTGGAAATCCAGAAAATCGCACCGCGCTTGTAAACCCGTGCGTTGCCGGAAACCCGTGCGTCGCCGTAAACCCGTGCGTTGCCGGAAACCTGTGCGTTGCCGTAAACCCGTGCGATGCCGTAAACCCGTGCGTTGCCGAAAACCCATGCGTCGCCGCAAACCCATGCGTTGACGAAAACCCATGCGTCGCCGTAAACCCGTGCGTTGCCGGAAACCCATGCGTCGCCGTAAACACATGCGTCGCCGTAAACCCATGCGTCGCCGTCAACCCGTGCGTTGACGAAAACCCATGCGTCGCCGTAAAC